CTTGACCCCGAGTACGGTGATGTTACGGACGCGACCGAGGGTACTGATATTACTCTCACGTATACGAAGCCCACTAAGCCGGGAGCATACCCCCAGACGAGCCTGAAAATGCGTCGTAATACCTCAACTTTGCTTGAGGATACCGAGGCCATCCCCGCCCTCCTTGATGGCATGCCCGACTTTGACTCTCTCTTTGAGCGTCTTACGCCGGAGCAGGTAGACGCTATTCTCGACGAGCAACTTGCCGGAGACGGATCCGCTGAGTCGCGTTCGCGCGAGACTACTAAGTACAGCACAACCGAAGCAACTGACGTCGACCGTGCATTTAATGAACTAGTAGCAGGCTAGGCTCGCCCCGCTGGCAGACCGGGAAAAGTCTGCCACCTTATTAATTAGAAACAAAGGAAGGCAAAATGCCGAGAAAGGCAAAACAAACCAAAGCTGGTCGTGTATCTATGCAAGATCTCATGACCCTAGTAAACAAAAAAGCGGGACGCAACGTCGCGCATGATTTAACCGGGGATAACCCCACAGAAGTCAAGGAATGGATCCCGACAGGATCGCGTTGGCTTGACAGTATTATATGTAAGGGCCAGATGGGAGGCATTCCTGTCGGCAAAGTAACAGAGATTGCAGGACTCACCTCCACAGGCAAATCTTACATGGCGGCACAGATTGCAGCCAACGCCCAAAAACAGGATAAGCTCGTCGTATATTTTGATTCCGAGTCAGCCATCGACCCTGCTTTTTTGGAGGCCGCAGGCTGCGACCTAGGGCGTCTAATGTATATTCAAGCATCCTCTGTGGAGTTTGTGTTGGAGACTATTGAAGAACTCTTGGGAGCAACTGATGAAAAGCTACTGCTCATCTGGGATTCACTAGCATTCACTCCCGCAGTGTCGGATGTTGAAGGCGACTTTAATCCTCAATCCTCGATGGCAATGAAGGCGCGGATTCTTGCAAAGGGAATGTCAAAGCTGACGCTCCCCATCGCAGACAAGCAAGCAACGTTCTTGGTTCTTAACCAGCTTAAGACTAACATTACTAGTGGGCCGATGGCTCATATTACAGCCATGACTACACCCTACATGACACCCGGCGGAAAGGCAATGCATTATTCTTATTCGCTGCGCATCTGGCTCACCGGACGCAAAGCTAAGAGCGCTTTCGTGATGGACGATAAAGGTTTCCGCATTGGATCTGAAGTTAAAGTTAGACTAGAGAAGTCACGCTTTGGAACTCAAGGAAGAAACTGCGCTTTCCGTATTATGTGGGGCACTGATGAGGTTGGTATTCGCGATGAAGAAAGCTGGTTCGATGCCATCAAGACATCTGAATGCCTAACGTCTAAGGGAGCATGGTACACGCTAACCACACCAGACGGCTATAGCAAAAAGTTCCAGCCTTCAAAGTGGGCCGAGATCATTAAAACAGATAATGAATTTAGAGAGCACGTCGTGCGTCTAATGGATGAAGAGGTCATCCAGAGATTTGATCAGCGAGAAGGCAGCGCCGAAGATTTTTACGAACCTTATGATGAAGAGGAGACAACCAATGACTAAGATAATGATTGCGAGCATCGCACTGCTCGTCAGCGGCTGCACAGTACATGCGCACCCACACCCCCCACCGCCGGCAGCAGTCCATCGCCCACCGCCCCCACGCCCAGCACCCCAAGCTCATCCAAAGCCTGTGAAAGTAAAGGCTTGGGTATGGGTTAAGGGGCACCATAATGCGCGCGGCGCGTGGATCCATGGATATTGGGAGTTGCGTACTGTCCCGCGACATATGATCAATCGGCATCCCCATACCTATGTCCGGCATGTCAAAGGACGTGGGCGCCCAACCCCACCACCACGCAGATATCGTTAAAAAAGTACTTGACACAAGAGCCCCTTTATGTTATATTATAAATAACAGGAGGGGCTTCTTTTATGAAGAGAGTTTTGATTATTGACGCGTTGAACGCATACCTACGAGCATATATTGTAGATCCTAGTATTTCCACCAATGGTGAACCTATCGGTGGCATCAAAGGATTCATTAAGATCTTACAGCGACATGTCCGAGAGACGAAACCTGATCAAATCGTGATCGTGTGGGATGGACCCAATGGCTCGAAGAAGCGCAAGAGCATAGATAAGAGTTATAAAGAAGGCCGCAAGCCTATTAGATTAAATCGGGCTTTTCATAATCTTACTGACGATGAGGAGCTACACAACAAGATGTGGCAACAGAGTCGTATTATTGAATACTTTAACGAAATGCCAATCGTACAGTTTATGATTCCAGAGATTGAGGCCGACGATGTTATTGCGCATCTGACTCATATGGAATATTACAAGGGCTGGCAGAAGATTATCATTTCAAATGATCGCGACTTCATGCAGTTGTGCGATGATGAGACTGTATTGCTGCGGCCTACTAAGAATGAACTACTCAACAAGACGCGCATTATTGAACAGACAGGTATTCATCCTACTAACATGGCGTTGGCCCGAGCCATTGCGGGTGATGCATCGGACAATCTGCCCGGTATTAAAGGCGCCGGATTGGCAACCGTCAGCAAAAGATTAAACTTTTTGAGCGATAGTAAATTCTATACCATTGATGAGGTGGTAGAATACTGCGATAAAAGCAAAGCCAAGCTTAAGTTTTTCACCAACATTACAGAGAATCAAAGCTTGATTGAACACAATTATAAGATGATGCAACTCTATGCACCGCAGATGTCGGTGCAATCCAAACAACACGTTCAACACACGATTGAGAATTTTGAATGTGAGTTTAATAAAACTGAGATCATTGGCATGATGCGTGCTGATGGATTTGGTGAATTAAATTGGGAAGTTCTGAAAGAAAACTTAAACAAGATTAATAGAGAATGTGTTGACAACCAAAAAGAAATATTTTAAAATTGATTTGACTTTAGCGTTCAATCAGTTATACTTATAATACACCATCGAGAGGGAATAGATGCTCACTGAAAATGTGAATTTTGGAAGGTACGGAAAGTCCTTCCAAGAGGGACTAGTACAACTTATTTTTGAAGACAGACCGTTCGCGGATCAGATCACAGAAGTACTTGACACTGAGTTTTTAGAATTAGAATATTTACGCATTTTTGTCTCCAAGGTGATCAACTACAGAGCCAAATACAGCACCCATCCATCCGTCGAAGCGATGATTACTATTCTGCGTACTGAAATGGATGGCGAAGACGAAGTCTTACAAAACCAAGTGCGTGAATATTTTGCGCGGATTCATACGCGTGAGCTAACCGACATAGAATATATTAAAGAGACCTCCTTAGATTTTTGCCGCAAGCAAAATCTTAAAGAAGCCATGATGAAGTCAGTAGGGCTTCTCCAGAATTGCTCGTTTGATGAAATCTCTACCGTCATTAACGATGCGCTTAAGCTCGGTTCCGAGAACAACTTTGGTTATGATTATCTAGCCGACTTTGAGGAGCGCTTCAAGATCAAGCACCGGGCCCCGGTTACCACGGGCTGGAAAGAGATTGACACGATCACCGGTGGCGGCTTGGGCAAGAGTGAGTTGGGCGTTGTTATTGCCCCCACTGGAGCCGGCAAATCTATGGCCCTCGTGCATCTCGGATCCCAGGCGATTAAAGAAGGAAAGACTGTTGTTCATTATACTTTAGAGTTGCAGGACACCGTTATCGGTACTCGATATGATAGCTGTATCACTGGTTATCCTCTCTCTGATATCCGTAATTTTAAAGATGATATCTATGAAGAGATCAAGCAGCTTGATGGTGCACTGATTGTTAAGGAATACCCTACTAAATCAGCCACCACAAACACTATTCGCTCCCATCTGGCGCGCCTTGTCAAAAGAGAGATTAAACCAGGACTTATCATTGTAGACTATGCTGATCTTCTTAAGCCGGTAACCGTGCGGAAAGAAAAGCGCAACGAACTCGAATCAATTTACGAAGAGCTTCGCGCCCTGTCAACAGAATTCAAGTGTCCCATTTGGACAGCTTCACAGACTAACCGTTCTGGACTCAATGCCGAAGTCATTACGATGGAACAGATTTCCGAAGCATTCAACAAGTGTTTCGTTGCCGACTTCATCTTTTCGATCTCGCGCACTATTGAAGACAAACAGAACAACCAAGGAAAAATCTTCATTGCCAAAAATCGCAATGGACCCGATGGCATTATTTATCCTATCTTCATGGATACTTCCAATGTCAAGATTCAAATCCTCCCCAAAGCCACGATGCCCACAATGGCATCCGGAGTTGCAACAAGCCCGGTAGCGTTGGGAGTGAAACAACAACAACAATTGTTGCGAGAAAAATATACAAAACTAAAAAGGAAATAACACACATGAGAACCGCCGCTAACATTCGCAGATTTAGATTATCAGATGCATTCCTGGAGCCTTATAAAACCAAAGAAGTCCCATGGGGCCCTATAGGGTATGTGACTTATAAACGCACCTACTCGCGACGGCTGAGCGAGTTTGATCCCGAGGCCATAGGCTCGGAAGAATGGTGGCAGACATGCAAAAGAGTTATTGAAGGAATGTTTGACATGCAGAAGCAGCACGTATTCTTGCTGGGTCTCGAATGGAACGATGGCAAAGCCCAGCGTACCGCCAAGGACGCCTATGACCGCCTCTTTAATCTTAAATGGACGCCTCCTGGGCGCGGGCTCTGGATGATGGGTACAAAGTTTGTGGAAGAGAAGACAGCAGCGGGTCTTTTCAATTGTGCGTTTCGTTCCACGCGCGATGTCTCTACTAAAGGTGGTTATCTCTTTGCCTGGATGATGGATGCATTAATGCTGGGTATTGGTGTGGGTTTCGATACGGAAGGCGCAGGCACTCTCACGATTAAAGAGCCCCAATATACTAACGACACCTTGGTTATTGATGATTCACGCGAGGGCTGGGTAGACTCGGTTCATCTATTACTAGATGGATTTTTCTTTGGCTCTAAGGTGCCGAAGTTTGATTATTCTGCAATCCGTCCGGAAGGCGCTCCAATCGGGGGATTTGGTGGCACCTCATCGGGCCCCGATCCACTTAAAGAGTTGCATCAAAACTTGACCAATCACTATACACCTCAAATCGGAGAGCCCATAACCTCCGTTGATATCGTAGATACCGAGAATCTTATCGGCAGGTGTGTGGTGTCCGGCAATGTGCGGCGCTCGGCTGCTTTAGCGATGGGCGCCTCCGACGATCTTCATTATCTCCAGATGAAAAATGACCAAGAAAAGCTTTATCACCATCGCTGGGGCTCTAATAACTCCTTTAATGCGAAAGTGGGAATGGACTATACTTGGTATGCTCAACAAAGTCAGGCAAATGGGGAACCAGGATACATCTGGCTGGATAATGCACGCACTCGCGGCCGCTTCAAAGATGGAGAACGCCTCGATGATATTAATGTTGCCGGGTTTAACCCTTGTGTGGAGCAACAATTAGAAGATGCGGAATTGTGTTGTTTGGTGGAAACTTTCCCAGCCACGCACGATAACCTTGAAGATTATTTAAAGACACTAAAGATTGCTTATCTTTATGGCAAGACGATCACTTTGTCTAATACACATTGGCCCGAAACGAACGCAAAGATGCTGAAGAATAGGCGAATCGGATTATCCC